GATCTCCACTATCAATCCACAATCTCGAAATACTAAAATACGCAAAACCATTCATAATAAAAAATCGTGTATTAGATTTCAAATCATCATATGGTCCATCAGTCTGTACCCAAGAATGTGTATATGTGACTGGCTTCTCTGGACGCATTATCAAACATAATGCCTTTATGTCAACTAGCTCATGCAGCTGCATCTGATTCCCACCAAAAGTGTACCCAGTCTTTATATGTTTCGCGGCTGATAGTAGTACCGCAATAATCAGGCTTAATGTCTTGATCTTTATTGTAGATCATAACAGCAATGCCTACTTTATCTCGTACACAACCCCAATCTTCTAACAACTCTTTCATTGTGCGACCTGAATCGAGAATATCATCTACTAGTAATACATTCTTACCTTCAGCAATGTCTTCTGCAATATCTAAAGCAGACTCTCTCATTTGATCGCTATGGAATGTTGACCATGATACTGTGCGCATTGGGATACCTAAGCGATGTGACAAGTATACAGCAGGAATTGCTCCACCCCTAACGATACCTACAACATAGTCATAGAACTTACCTGATCCGGTGATTTGATGAACTAATGAATCTGCATCTTGTTTGAATTGATTATATGAATAATACATTTTACTTTCCTATCACGTTACCGAACACATAACAATGGTTACGCGTTGCTACACTAAATCCACGCTTCATAGCTTCTACGCTAATATCAGCTACTTGCTTATCTTCTTGTTGATCCTTCGTGGCACCAACGGGCATGGTCCAGAAATCGATAGGAACTGATGAAGCTGCTTTAATCTTAGCTACCGCATCATCTACTTCCGCCCAACATGCTTCTGTGCCATTAACAACAAACTTAACTACATGCGAGAAGCCAGCTGCAGCATATGAAGCAATCACTTCTGGCTTTACAGCATCCTTCTCACCAGATACTGTAAACAGTTTAGGCGACATGGCAAAATGGAAGTCGATGCCAGAGTACTGTAGCATTTGTTCCATAATTGGAAGAATTGGTTTAGTTGCATTCGTTTCAATAGTGATTAGCTTAGGTGCGTTATCCCGATCTACCAATTCTTTAACGATTGCTTCCATAGCCTTTTGCCACATCATTGGCTCACCGCCCGTGAAGCACAACTGCGCATCTCTTTCTGTTACTGGATGAACCCACTTACCCTCAGGGTTAGTATCATGCTTCATCATATCAATCAACTTATCAGCAACAGACTGCTCTGTATAGTCATTTACAAGGTGTTTATACTTTGCGGACCAAGAGTATGACGAATCGCAACCATGATGCCAAACAGGCAAGTCTTCTACTCTACTCACCTTAGATACATCAAAAGTGTTGAATGGAAGAATATAAGTTTCTGGATTAGTTGGATCTGTCTGTCCAAAACCATTACACTCTAAGTTGCATCCAAAGAAGCGAATCCAAGCACTAGGCTTGCCAGCATATAATGCTTCACCTTGGAAGCTATAAAACATTTCTGATATTCTAATTTTCATTTAATAAACCATCTAAAGATGCCGATAACATCGACAATAATAAAAAATGCATTCTGTAGTAGCATAGGATAGTCTTTTAGCTTAGTAAAGACAACAATTAAAAGTATATGAGCAAAAAAGAAAGAGACAAATCCCCATCTCGATATCTCAATATTAAGTGCTAACACCCCTCCAGAAAATATGAAGAGGAGTGTTGCTATCCATTTAAATAGTACCGTCCAATTTGACTGGAGGTAGGTCTGAAGGCTTGTAATATACTTCACCACGTTTTGTTTGCCTATCTAATTGTTTCTTTTGGTTCCATGCTCGATTGAGGTGCGGAACGGAAGCACGCTTAGTAAAGATAATACCATCTAAGTGGTCCATCTCATGTAAGAACCCTCTAGCAGTCATACCAATAAACTTTTCAGTATGTGTATCGCCATAACAATCTTCATAACGAACTTTAATTACTTTAGGGCGTTTAATTTTAATGTATAAATTGGGAAAAGTCAAGCAGCCTTCGTCCAATACCACCATTTCCGTTGTCTGGTCAATTACACGCGGGTTAAAGCATACGAGTGGATCGGCAGACCACAGTGCAAACACGCGATGTGGGAGTCCACATTGGTTTGCAGAGAGACCAAGACCCTGATTGTGCTTCATAGTTTCAATAAGATCATTAGCTAGTTGTACTGGATCGATTGCAGGATTGCTAAAATCAAAATCCTGAAGTTCTTGATGAAGGAGCGGATGTCCGTCGGGTACTAATGGTAGAATCATGTTGCTATCCTCGAAAAGTTTTTATGTTTCTCAAATTTAATTACGTGTTCGAATTTATCAAACAGTTGATCGCCTTTATGGCTAATAATGAACGTATTGGTGTCACTTGTTAGACCGTTTAGAATCTTTAAGAATTCATCTGTACCAGATGAGTCTAGTGAGCTGTCGAATACTTCATCCATAATAAGCAGATTAGTAGAAGCGCTATTACGAAGCTTTGCAACAGCTCTCCAAGCAAATAGGAGGGCCAAGTCAATACGCATCTTCTCACCCTCTGAAAAACTGTCGTAAGTAAATTCATCTCTAAACCTCGATTTAATAGTTTCTTCAAAATTCTCATTTAACTCAAAGCTGACAAAGAAGTCCATTGCTGCAAGATACTTGTTAATCAACTTATTAATAATTGGAACATATTGTTTAATAATTTTAGTCTTAATACCTGAATCTTTCAACAATACAGCAGCAATATCAAACACCTGCTTATCTTTGGATAATGTTTCTTTATCAGCAATCGCTAATTTTAATTCTTCCTTAAGAGTAGTTATTTCATCGGAGTTAGCATCAATCTGTTTCGTGTTCTTGCCTAACTCTTCAATCTCTTTATTAATCTGGTTTACAAAGCCAGACCATGTTCTGATTTGTACTAGAAGATCTGATACTTCTCTATTCTTTGCTGTGATAATAGTAGATGTAGATGCAATCTCTGTCAATCGCGCATTGATACCTTCTAACTCTTCTGCAATCTGTTGCTTGCCTTTTTCAATCTCTTCAACTTGATCATTATTCTTCTCGAGAATTGTTGCCTTATGATCGTGTTCAATTCCTTGACGGCAAGTTGGACAATCATCGTACGTCTCAAAGAAGCTAATATCTTTTTGAATCTTATCAAGTCTATTATCAACTTTTCTTGCAATGTCTCTAACAGCTTCTAATTTCTTCTGTACCTTATCATGGTCAGAAATTGTTTCCGATAAGCGATCAATTTCATTCCCAATCGTTGTAGCTTCTGTATTGGCTGTTGTAATGTCAGCATTAACTTTATCTAATTGTTGTTTCTTCTGTTCAATTAGATTATCGTTATTCTGTTTCAAAGATTCGATATGCTTTTTATACATCTCGATCTTTTCAGCATTGCCCTTAATCTTGTAATCCACGTCAGTCATTTTAATTCTATTATATGCAATCTTATCTTTAAGGATAGAATTCATAGTAGAAAAGATTTGAATGTCGAGTAAGTCCTCTACAATCTCACGACGGTGGGGAGCAGGCAATTGCATAAACGGAACAAACGAAGCACTGCCGAGAATAACAATCTGTGCAAATGACTTTTGATTCAACTTTAGAATCTGAGTCTCTAGCATCTCTTGGTATTCTTTAGCATCAGCGTTTTGATCTAATAGGTTACCTTCACTATAGATCTCGAATACGTTTGGCTTAATGCCACGCACGACTTTATACTGCTTCTTGCCAATAGAGAATTCTAATTCAACAACAGTACCCTTACCATTAATGGTATTGATCAACTGACTCTTGTTCACCTTTCTAAATGGCTTTCCATAAAGACCGAATGAAAGAGCATCTAATATTGTAGACTTGCCAGCACCATTTTCACCAACGATTAGAACAGTCTTATACTGATCAAACACAATCTCTGTAAATGTGTTTCCAGTACTTAATAAGTTCTTCCATCTAATGCTTTTAAAATATATCACTAATTACTCCACACTTAATGCTTCATGATAAAGAGTTCTGATTAAATTATCAAGCCTCTGACGATCGCCTTGAATCTGCATCTGATCAACATACTTGTTTAAAATAGTAAGTGTATCTTCAGCTTCGTTAACGATATCATCATCTGCTTCTAAATCTAGATGGAAGTGATCTTCCACTACCTGCATATCAAGTACGCCAGCTTTTTCTAGCTTATCCACGTACATATCAAACCAATGCGGATTATTCTTATTACGTACAATGACCTTCACAATAGTACCTCTATACTGCTCAAAGTCAATGCTCAACACTTCGTCCATACTACCTACTGCATCATCGTAATGAACTTTATGGAACATTACATTAGGATTAGGAACAAAGGTTAGTTCCTTTGTGTCAGTATCAAATATGTGGAACCCTTTAAGGTCATTAAAATCTGACCACGTAATTTCATATGGTGTTCCGAGGTATTGAATATTCTTATGTGATGACTTGTGATGGAAGTGACCAGATAATACCATCGGATGTTTCGCAAATGCTTCCATTGGCATACCTTCATCACACACAGCCCCTCTATACATCTCGAAGCCAGCAATTTCAAAATGCCCCACAATAACGTTAGCATCTGTTGCTGCAATCGCATCCAAGCATTGCTTCTCATTTGCTTGGCAAATCCATGGCACCATCAAGAACTTACAATCTTCAAATTCTAATTCTGTTGGTTCTTCGTAAACGCCTACGTTACTATATTCTCTTAATAATAGCGTTAACGAATTGACCTCATTTGTATTTTTATAATAGGTGTCGTGGTTACCAATAATAACATGGCAAGTAATCTTCTGATCCACCATAGGATCGAAGAAGTAATCTCTACATGACTTTAATGTTTGGAAGTTGATATATTTTCTTCGATCGAATACATCGCCCATCTGTACTACATTAGTAATACCATGTTCTTTTAGGTATGGGAAGAAGGTGTCTCTATAGAACTTTTCAAAGAATGTATGAAAATGAGGGCTATCATTCCTCGCACCGAAGTGCGTATCTCCAAGCAACGCAACGCGCATAATTATTCCTCTGGATCAAGTTTGGGTACGTCTGTATCTTCAATTTCTACGTTTGCCCCTTCATCCTCTAGGAAATTTTCAATTCCTTTTTTTCTTTTCTTTTTCTTGCTGAGTAGATTATCTTCGAAGTTTTTAATAAAATCAAACATATTCTCATTATCTAAATCCACATATGATGGAGTGATGTCTTTCTCATCAAATTCACTCTGCTCAATCAACTCATTGAGAATCATACTATTTTCCATACTCTTATGCTTGATGTATAGTTGTTTCTTTTCTTTTAAGATACGGCGTAGGAAAGCATAATAAATGATCTGCGTGAAGTATGCAAATGGATTTGTTGATTTGAGAGGGTCAAAGTTATCGATGTAGCAAATACAGTTCTCAACTCCATCCGAAATCATTTCTTCTCTGTAAGAATAATTAATGAAGTTAGGCTTTGTTGAGAGTCTATTCGCAATCATAAGAATGCATTCTCCAACATAGTTAGGAATTTGAGGACGTGGTGTGCCCTTTTCCCTAGCATCTAAAACCTTCTGTCTGTATTCAACTATGCAAGCATACAATTGCTTGTTATCAACATAGTGCGTAACCATCAATACTCCTTAAACATAAACGACTTAATAATATAACATTATAATACAAAAGTCAACTAATTTAGTGGACCTTTAAAATTCATTCTCTCGAGTAATGCACGATAAGCGTCGGTAATTTCCTCTCCACTCTCTTCATCATACTCTTTATCGAGGCCTGCTGCTGCTAACAACTCTTGCTCAACACTCTCATCAACTACTTCCTGGTAATTGTATAAAGCATGTTTATAATAATCAGCCATAGCTGGTCTAGGCTGAGCAATATGCAGTAAGTCTTTCTTATCGAAAGTAAAAATATGTTCTGCTGAGAATGGCATATACCGACTAACGCTAACTGTCGGCATTGGTTGTGTTGCTACCAATCTGTAATTAATTTGTAGTGGATCTTCTAGCGTGATCTTTGTTTTAAGTTCTTCCTTAACATTGCCAATCACTTCCTGTCCATTTTGTAATTTTATTAGTGCTAGCATGTTATCCTTTCAGCTTAACGGTGTAGATTTTATATTCAAATTGTTCTTCACCATATATTTTAATACGTTCAGCAAAGTGAGTGAGCGTATGATTTTTATGCGTCTTCCAAGATAGATCATCAGCAATATCATATAACGTTGCTTCAGTCTTAGTATCACTCTTGCGCAAGCCACGTCCGATAGATTGTAGATTTCTAATTCTTGATTTGGAGGGGCTGGCGAATATAATATTATGTAGGTTTTTAATATTAACACCAGTAGAGAATGTACCATATGAAGCAATAATAATCATATCATTATTCTTCTCTGCTACTTGTCTGACTTCCTCTCGTATCAGTGCATCAACTTCTCCATGCACCAACACAACATTCCTTCCCGTCGTAGTAAACATATCATTCAACACTTTACCATGTTTCTCTACGAATTGATAGAGTATCAACGTATTGCCTTTCAAAGACAACGCTAAATTCTTAATAAATCTATTTCTTCCCTGATGTCTAACAATCCAATCTATTTCATCTTGATATGTTGCCTTCTTTACAGATTCTCTTTCAGCATCAGTATATTTAAGCACGATACACTTAATATCGAAGTTAGCAAGATGTTTCTGCTCAATTAGCTCTGCTGTAGTTGTAACACGCTTTACGACGCCAAATAACCCTTCTAATACTAGCTTATGGGTTTGCGTACCGTCTAATGTTCCTGTAAATCCAAATCTATAGTCGCAATCTAACATCTTATTAAGGATACCAGTGAGACTCGTTGCTTTGAATAAGTGAGCTTCATCGCCAACGACGCATGAAAATTGCTCAAACCACTTCTTTGGCATCTTATAGATTGATTGCCACGTAGATACAATAACACGCTTGTCTGTCTCAATATCATATCCATACATGATTTTATGAGCCATATTTTTCAGATAATCACTATTCGTGTATGATGCGAAGTCTGAAACCATCTGATGAACAAGCGATGTAGTAGGCACAACGATTAAAGCCTTACCCTTTGTCTGCATCATTGCATAACAAATTAGTAGGAATATCGTAAATGACTTACCGGAAGCGGTAGGGGATAATAATAGGGCTCTTTTGTTCCTTACAGCGTGAACAAAAGCATCAATTTGATAATCTCTAGGCTCCATGGTCAATTCCAATTTAGACATGAATTGACGAGCCTCTTCCACAGAAAACTCTTCTGCTGAGAAGTCTGTTAAATAACCAACTTCATAATTACGTTCTTTTGCAAAAGCTTCAATATAATGGTTCAGTCCACCATATATTAAATGCGTACCAGTATTGAAAAGTCTAACTTTACCATCCCACTTCTTAGCTCTTACGGCAGGAATAAACCTAGCACCAGGAACTTGGAACGTGAAATACTCTCCTAATTCATATCCAATAGATGTATCGCAATGTATCTTATTGTATACTGAGTTATACTTTTCAATTACTATATCAGCCATTATGCACCCATTTTAAACTTCTCCCAATCGATAGCACCTTTGATTTGATACCCACGAGTGACTAAGCTCTTGATAATTGCCTCCACAAAATCGACTTTTTCCTTTTGCATTTCGATTCGGAGGGTATGGTTTTGAACAACAGGATCCGCTTCAATATACATTGGGATATCTGTTCTGAGAATTTTAAGAGGATTTGGCTCCCATTCACGAGCCTTTAGTGTCTCTTCTGAAACACTACCATTGTACCATTCATATTTGTCACGGTACAGTTGTTTGTATTCTCCTTCAAGTTTACGTAATGTCATACGCTCTTGTGAGAATACTTTAAAATATTTGGCGTGCAATTGAGGAATACGAAGAGATTCCTCTCCAAGTTCTGTTCGGTCAATTTGAGCGTCTCGCTCCCACATCAATTGTATTTCATCAAGTTTCATAAAAAAAGTTTCTTAAGATAAAGGTCGTAACCAATTATCTCACAATTTTGTTTATATTACAACGGGGTAATCTGGAATGTTCTAAATTTAAATGTTGCAGTCGCTTCAACATACTCAACGTCTGTATTACGGGAGTCGAAGTTAAAATCAGTTAATGCTACTGGGAATGCATCCAAAAACATAATCTGCGTGGTTGGATTCATTGCACTTGATAATAAGGTCAATGCAGCATCTGAATAGATTCCATCCCCAGAATACGACTTAACATACTTTGGATCAACTGCTTTATGTTGGTCAAAGTCGTCTGGAAAACCAATAGCTTTTATCCAATTGAACAATTCCAAATAATTATTCAGGTTTTCGTCTACTTTAAATGTGATGGCCAGATCTCCATACTCAATATGATCACCAGCAATAGGAACACGTCTAAACGGAGTAGGTAAGTTGCTCTCGCCAAGATTAACGTTTGGCAAGTTCACAGCCTGAACGAAGTAGTTAACGTTAGGCGTCTTTTTAATAGTAAACTTAAACCCAAGAGGGGATAGAAAGTTCTTAGTTGATGGTTCTGTATTAGTAATAGACATTGTATTTCTCCTCTACTATTTATCCAGATAAAAAAAGAGCCCCCAAAGGAGCTCTTTTGAAATATCCCTCTTCGGGGATTTCATTGGTGTAATTATTTAGCTAAACGGTAACCTTTAGAAGATGAGTTCATTAAATTACCTGGACTCAACCCACGCTCAATAGCAAAAGCATTAAGGTTATATACTTCACGTATGCTTCCATCAGGGAATTGAACATTGTAGGTTTTAGCTCGTGCTTTCCTCGTTGCTTCTTTCTGTTTATCGGAAGGTGGATGGCCCTTCAAGGCAGCACTTATCTTAGCTCCATGTTCAGGAGTGGATCTCCATGTAGAACGTTTCTTGCCTTCTCTTATCTTTTGCTTGTTTTCTTCTGTACGTTTAACGCCAGTAGCTCCATACTCTCCGCCAGTGGATATGTTATATCCTATAGAAGGGTCTGTGGTGTTATGTTTTTTAATGCTTTCCACTTCCGTTAATATAGATTGCTCGTAATCAATTGTCTCTAACAATATTTCTTGGTGCCATTGCTCAAGAGGATACTTACGCAATGCCTTTTGAATTGGACGCTGATACCCTCTACGAACTTCACTCATATGATCTTGGAGTCGCTTTTTAAGAGGACGACTAGTCCAACCCACATATATCTTGCCGCTAGGAGAAGTTAATTTATAAACAGTGTATGTCTTCATCGTGTCAACATTGGTTAATTTAATTTATTAAAAAGGGCCCGAAGGCCCTTTCAGGATTGTTAATTCCCTGATTTATCAGAGAATATTATCCACGAGAACGCGTCTGTAGTAAACGTTGCTGTCCTTTGTCAATGCGCCAAGACCTGCTGTAGAACCTTGAGCAAATGGGTTTGCAACCATACCGTAACGAGTTTTGAAGCCAATCTTAGGTTGGAATGAACCTGTGTCAACTGCACGAACCATTTGCAATGGAACGTATGGGCAGTAGAACAAACCAGCGTCAAATGCTGAAGCACCCTTATAACCAACAACCATGTAGTTGCCTGTTGCATATGGATCGATGTACACCTTGATACGACCATTCAACACACCAGCGAATGTAGCACCAGTGTCATCAACTTGCAAGTTATTGCTGTTTAATGCAGGAGCATAATCCAACACACCAGCCATTTGTAATGCAGAAGCTACGTCTGAAGAACAGATGATGATGTTACCTTTACCACGACGAGTTGCCTTAGCAATCGCGTTAGCTTCACGCTCAACTTGGAACATCAAGCCCTTGAACTTCTCAACTGACCAACGACCGTTAGCATCAACGTCTAAGTCGAAACGACCAGCTGTTGTTGTACCAGAAGCAGCACCTTGAGTAGCTGTTACAGCGATAGTACGAACTACTTCGCGGTTGATTTCAGCTAAAATTTCTGTTGTCAAAATGTTTGACAATTCTGTTTCAGCGTCAAGACCGTGGATTGCTTTCAAGTCTTGTGCCAATTCCATTGTGTACTCAGCTTTAAGAGCACGTGTCTTAGCTGTTACAGAAACTTTCTCAATGCTGAAAGCCATTTCTGGGAATGCTGTGTTACCAGATGTTCCTAGAGCTTCTGCTTGAGCTGTTGACATACCAGAACCGTAGTTATAGATGCCTGTTTCTGCTAAGTTAGCTGTACCAGTTGTTGTGTTACCTGGGTAGCCGCCAAGATGTTGCTGACCTAATGTGTTAGCACCAGTTGTTACTGAACCGTAGGCTGTGTTAACTTCACCGTAGAATGCTTCGTCACCTGATTGTGTGCCGTAACGAGCACGCATTGCGAAGATCAAGCCTGTTGGGCCAGTCATCGGCTGAACACCAGCGATGTCATAAGCGATCAAGTTAGGCATTGCACGACGAACCAAGCTGATTAAAACTGGGTCGAATGTGTCGATGTCTGAACCTGTTGCGTTAGCTGGAGCAGCTTCTGTCAAATATTGACCGCCAGCACGTGAGCCAGATTCGCGCAAAGCGCGCTCTGTGTTTTCTAATAGAACAGCAGTAACGCCACGCTTGTGAGCATTTTCGATCTTTGGTAGATCTGCGTGCTCAATAACCGGCGCCCATTTGTTTTGGATATCTTCTGATAGATACATTGTGGTTTCCCTTCCTTGTTAAAAAAATGAACTTCTTACTATTTATAAAACTTTTATTTCTTGATTGTTCTTGAGATTGCAGAAACGTAGTTAGCAACTGGACCTGCAGCAACTTTAGCTTGTGGTACGGCTACTTCTTCGTCTAACTCAACAATTTCTTGTTCTTCGATTGTCTTAGCAGCAACTTTCTTTTCTGTGAAATATTGCTCTTTAACGATCTCAAGTTTTCTGCGATATGTTTCTACTGAATCAAATTCAACGCCTTCTGCAAGAGTGCGGAACTTCTCAGCTTGTGTCAATGCTAAACCTTCAGAAACTTCGTCAAAAATCTCTGCTTGAGTTTTGCTCTCAACAACTGAACGCAATTCGATGTTTTCTGCAACTACGCCGTTAAGTTGAGCTTCCAACTCTTCAACTTTAGCAGCTAATTCTTCAACAACGTCAACTTTTTCTGCTGGAACGTGAATGTATGACTCTTCGAATAGTGACTTCAACTTTGTCATGAACTCTTCAGCAATTTCAGTGTTCAATGATGATTCGATAGCAACTTCATTCTCGTCCATCCACTGTTCTACAACATAGTCTAAGTAATCGCTAACTTGAGCAGACAACTCTTCAACTAATTCTGTTTTTGCTTGTTCGAAAGATTCTTCAAGTTCAACTTTCTTAGCAGCAAACTCTTCTTCTAATGCAGAACGCTCTTCAGCCAAACGGCCAGCGATTGCTGCTTCAAATAATGTTGTTGCTTTTTCTTTAAATTCTTCAGAAAGATCGTCACCGAACAAACCGTTGATTTCTTCTTTTACAGATGAAGAAGCAGCGCTTGGTTTAGTAGCGATTGATTTCTTATTAGCTTCTGCAGAAGCATTACCACCCATTGTAGGTGTATCCTTCTCTGCATCGCCTTGACCCTTAGCAGTCTTTTCGCCGTTGCCTAAGTTTGATGCTGGTAATGTTGCCTGAGCGCCGACTGGGTCAGCAGACTTAGACACACCAGTAGCACCACCGCCAACAGGATCGGATGCTTTTTCTAGTAGTTCTTTTTCAGCCATGTTTTTCTCCTAAATTGAGATTATTAATATTTATATGTTTATTTATTCGAAATTGAATTTAAGAAGTGTTCAAATACAGAAAGCTTAGTAGCTTCTAATTCGCGAGCACTTGCTTTCTCAACAGTCTTCTTATATGTTTCAACCTGGCTAGCCTTGAGAATACCGTTATCCCAAACCCATTCCACGTTTTCCATAATACCCTGCACGAACGCATCAGGAGCTGAAGGATCAGCTACAATGTCAGCAGCAGTAGCAAGATAGAAGTCATCTTGAACTTGCATAACACCGTCGATCTCTTTCAAAGATCCCATACCGCGTGTTGATACGCCTAATTGAACACCACTTTCGAGTAGATTCTTTGCGATGTTACCCATTGGCGTTTCTAAAATTTTAGCTTTACCAATAAAGTTATTACCATCCTGTCTCAATTCAACAATCTTATGTGATACACGATCTAGATTGATTGAAGGACCATTTGGATGGCCTAGCTCTCCAAGAGCGCGATTTGATTTAACGTACTCATTGTTATAACGATTTACTTCACGCTCTAAAATATCTAATTTGTAGATACGGCCGTTACGGTTCTTTTGTTCGGCTTGCATGAAAGGACCTGTAATAAACAAGTCTTTCTTACCGTTCTTTTCTTCAACGATGTATTGTACATCTTCTACTAATTCTGTGAATAGTTTCATTTGTTATCCTTAGGTGAATGCAACTTTTGTAGCAAGCACAGCAACGTTGGATGCAATAGTTTGTGTTGGAGTTTTGACAAAATACTCAACAGTACCTGCTGGTAGCGTGCATGTGCCAATAGTCGTTACACCATCAGCAACTGTAATTAATGCATTTGCTGCAGCATACACACGGACAATGTTTGCCGTTCCGACAGTATTAGCTGTAGTCAATGACATCTCAGAACCAATAAGTTTGATCGTTTCTGCCATATTATTCCTCTGTGCCTTCTACGATGAACCCTTCAACAACTTCTACCAAGTCATCAAACGCATCGTCTGAATCTAACATTTCAGCAAAGTGTTGCTTTTCTTCCTCTGTCTCTAAACCTTCGTAGATAGATTCTAAAATTGTTGCATACGCTTCAATTAATTCTTGTTCTTCTTTATGAGCCTGCACTGCTTCTAGAATACTTTCGTATTTTTGATCTTCTACTTCTTCTTTCATTGCTTGCTTAGTTGCTGTAGCATACATTACTGACTCAGCATCTTTACCATAACGCTCTTTGAAAGATGAAAGATTCTTCTTCATTCCCTTGACGATGTCTTCGCGCTTCTTCATCTCAGCTGTTGACATCTCATTAACTTCTTCGCTCTCTTTAGCGGAGTAGCCGTGTTTTTCTTTTTTGCGATCGATTGACTTAACTGTTGATCCCTTAAACACTTCGTCTCCATTACCGTTGCGATCAAGAACCATTTCGATCTCATGATCGTCGATAAACTCTTGAGCACCAAGCGTAGGAGCTGGTAAGTTGCCCTTTAGAGACACAGGTGTATTTTCTTTAAATTTTTTCTCTGGAGCTGTAACGCCAGGCTTCTTAATGCCCTGTTCGTGTTTAGCAACAGTTCTAAATGTCTCAACTAGTGACTTTAGCGTCTTCATCGGATTCCTCGGTTTCTTGTTCTGCGGTTTGTTCTGTACCAGCTTCAGCAGTTACTTCATCTGTAGCTGCTTCAATTTCTTCTTGATCATCAGCTGCTTCTACGTCTGCTGTTGCGTCGATTTCATCATCTTCAACTTCAACTTCAACTTCATCAGCTTGTTGATTAAACGTTTTGTTAGCTACCTCAATCTTACGAGCTTGGATTGCATCCACAACACGCTGACCAATAAGTTGATCAAAGGCAGTTGATAGATTTACTGAATCCTTCGCTATTGCAAAATTAACAACATCAGTTGGGGTAAAGGTTGGTGTAGTCATATTATTCTCCACTATTTATACATTTTCTAAGTTTGTTGGTCAGAACCACCTTGTTGAGGCTGTTCTGGCGCGCCTTCTTCTGGGGCTGGTGGATTATAGATTGGATTATTCATCTCTTCTTTAATCTCTTTATCCATTTGATCCATGAAGTCACCATCTTGCATAAAGATGTGTGAGCGTACCCATTTATTCGAATAATACTTACCAACTGCTCCAGCATTCACTAGTTGTTGATAAGCACCAATCTTATCATTCATTATTTCAATTTCTTTTAGCTCTGAGAAGTAATTATCTTTTGCATAGATAAACTTAATCTCTGCTGCAATATCTTTCCACTCATCTTGTGTTATGACTTGCTTAAGTACTAATTGCTTTTCCAATGCCTTCAAGAATACGTGATTAAAGCGCACACGCAAGCGAGCAATGAACTTAGAGAATTTAACTTCATCTCTTGAAATTTCTGTAGCGCGACCCATATTGAATGAGTAGTCTGGCTCAATGCGAGATACAGGAACGTTTAATGATTTAAACAATACTTTTTGGAAGTACTCAACGTCCGTCATCTCTCCGAGATTTTGGCCACCTGGCAATGTCTCGATTTGAGTACCACGATTACCTTCACGGCGTGGTAACCAGAAGTCTTCCAACATTGTCATAAACTTACGATCGTCTCTAATCTCTCCAGATGATGCATCGTAAACGACTTTATTCTTATGGCGGGTCATCATATCACGTAGATACTGCTCTGCCTTCATCTTCGGCAGATTGCCAACGTCAATATAGAATATACGACGTTCTGGGGCTCTTGATATACGATAGATGATTGTAGCATCTTCAAGCGCTCTTAATTGATTTAATGGCTTGATTGCTTTATGTAAGTAAGAAATTACTAATGAATTTGTTTTATCCAATAAACCTGATGTACAGAAAATAATACTATCTTTTGCAATCTTTAATCCAGTCGTTGCTGATGCAGTCGAAGGACCAGAAGTTGGTTTACCACCAAAACCTTTTTCATTGTATATGAAGTATTCTTTTTCACCTACATCAATATCTGCTGATGCTTGGCTATTTTGAACGCGCTTCTTCTTTACTTCTTTAATCTTTTTGATCTTGCGTGGATCGATGTATCTTAATTCTTGGATACCATCTTTAGGGTTGTTCTTATCAATGATAGCATGATAATATAAACGACCATCCACATACCAACGCTTGAACACATCATAGCCTTGGTGATTGAAATCTAACAATCTAAGAATTGATTTAAATTCTTGATCGATTGCCTTCTTAACTGTAGAGTTAATATTAGGCACATTTTCTAAACTAAGTGTAACTGTTTCAGCATCATCAGATACAATAGCTTCATTTACAATATCATCAACAGCAGCTTCAACTTCAGCATGCATTACCATCTCACGATATTTTGTTACTAGTTCTGCTTCGTTCTTTGCTGCGCCCTCTAAGTCGACGACGGTGCCATAGGAACCACCTGCAGCAACTACAAGTGAACCATCATCGTTTTGTTTAGGGATAAACTCGTCAAGATCTTGCTTTTCGGCAGGACCTCTTCGACGGAACTCGAATCCTAGGAACTCCATATTAACTCCAATTATTGAGGCTGACCAAAGCCAGCCTCCATCCTATTATTAGGCGCCACCAGCATTGCCGGTAGTACCACCACTAACTTCCCACCAATCATACACAAACGAAACTGTAAATTCTTCGATTGTGTCAGTAGCATTCCAGTCAAGCTCGATAGGAGCAACTTCAACTGGGAAAATACCATTGAATGTGTAAGTTCTTAAAGCTTCGCCAGTTTTAGAAAACTGTGTTACTTGAGCGTTTGCTTTGTACTGTAGTGGGCTTGATGAAGAAAAGTCACGAACGTTAGTTTGAAACTTATTAATTCTATTAGACCATTCTTCCATTGCGTTACGGATCAAGAAATCTTCGTCGTTGATTACTGTAACTGTCCACTCAGCAAATGTACGGTCTCCCGCCATTCTGACCTTACGGCCAAAGTATGGAACTTCAATTACTCCAAGTGTTGCTGCAGGAATTTGTGCAGCACGTACCAAGAATGGTACTTTAATATCCGCAACCCCATTGGCGGGGTTTTGGATAGTTACTTGGAATAGAGAGTTACGCGCACCACCTAAGGTTAGCTGACTTCTAATTTCATTTACGTTAAATGCCATATCGTTCTCCTTATTCTTATTTATTAGGGATTAAAACTGCCCTACGATTTCAGAGAACTCAACACCTGATCTAACCGCTACGAAGTTCAACTGGATAAAGTTGATTGAACGAGCTGGTTTGATATAGATGTCACCGACAAACTCATTGCGATCGATTACTTCTCCAGTGTTGTTGCTTGCATCACAAACAACCTTGAAGTCGTAAATGCCGCGACGACCTTGTACATCACGTAAGAATGGCTCAACTAAGTTCTTAAACTGAGCACGTGTAAATTCATCATTGAACTCAAACAATGTAAACTTAGACGCTGTCGCAATTGCCTTTTCCAACACAATAAACAAACGACGTACGTTAATACGATCAAATGCGCTTGGTTTAGCAAGCAATGTCTTATCGCCAAACAATACTGTGCCTTGACCTGGGAATGTTACTACAGGGTTAACGCCAGCTTTGTAAAGGATATCGCGATCTGCTTTACGTGGGTTGTATGCTAATTTAACAATGTTCTTAACTTGACCGCGGTTGAATCCGCCTGGTGACCACCATGGATCACGAGTCTCATCAGTACGCACGCATAAACCTGCAATATCCCCGTTCAAAGGAATATAGCGATACAAGTCATTATACTTATCATACTGATATTTGTATCCAGAGTCAAGCACAGCATATGATGTTGAGCTCAATGAGTTACGGAAAGTTACAATATCAGTAGCTTCATCGCCAGTATTACTAATTACGTCTGCACGGTCCGGAGATACGAATACTACACAGTCCTTACGAACTTCAGCAATATTATCGATCAAATAGTTAGCTAATTGCTCACCATTTGTGCCTCCACGAGCTTTACCTGTCAAAATTAATGAAACGTCAATGTCTTCTGCAGACTTGAAGTAGTCATATGCAGTAGCTAATGATCCAACAGGAATTGCTGTCTCACCGTCACCATCTTGACCAGATGTAAACACGATTGTGCTTGGTTTTGTATTTGTTGAATTAACCACATAAACTGCAGTGTTTGAAGCAGCGCCAGTTAAATCGTTAGCGTACCAAACATAGTTAGAGTTTTGGTTGATTACTTCTTTATAGTAGTTTGTGCTACCATCATTTGTCTTAGCATCTGTTGCACGTGATACGTTAGCATACACTTCTAGGATTGTTCCTGGAGTGCCTGTTACAATACCATCGTTGTCCACAACTACAGTGTGTAATTCATCGCGTGTGGCCACGTTACCGAAGCTACCCTGATATTCAGATTGACCTGGAGCTGCGTCTACACTGTTGAAGAATTCCCAATAACGAGTAACGCTTGTACCAGAGAATGCTGTTGATAAGCTGTACTTGTTATCGAAGTTTACTGTAAAGAATGCATGTGTAGAGTTAACAGTTGGAGCAGCATCAAAAGATAAAACTTTCAAGAACTGTTTACCAATTGTTGAATTGCCTACTTCAACATAATCGCCAACTGTAAGTTTACCGATCAATGTTGTAGCAGCTGTATTTGCATCTACTAATGTACCAACGCTTGAGTTAGCTAATTTAACTAAAGCAGTGTTAGCACCGATTGACATTGTAATGTTAGTCAATGATGTGTTGCTGTTAATTGTTGAATCTACAACTGCATCAAGTACGCTGCTGTAAGCAGTGTTGCTATCGCAAACAGAAATCTTTAATGAATTTCCAAGAGCTCCTGGATATTTTGCAATGAACTTAATGTCTGTGTCTGCAGCAAAGTCACCATTGGTTGACTTCTCGTTATAATGGTCTTCATTCTTTACTACAAATGTAGCAACGTTAGAAATAGAACCTGTATTAGCTAAAGCGTTTAATGCGCCGTTAGCCAAACTTGTTGTGTTTGCAGCACGCACAACATACAACTTATTACCATAAGATAAGAAGTTTGCTGCTGTAAAGAACGTTTCTGCGTTTAAATTTGTAGGCTTACCAAATCTAGCAACTAGATTTGACTCTGAATCAACTAACACTCGTTGCTCTACAGGACCCCAACGGAAAACGCCAGCTAAGGCACCTTCTGTTGTAGATACAGCAGGGACAACGGTTGTCAGATCAATTTCAGATACGTTTACGCCTGGACTGACTTGAAATGGCATGGTTATCTCCCCAAAAATAGGTTATATTTATAGACTTCTTGGTATTTATAATTTCGTTAATTTAATAGCCAATTATCATTGTTTTGCGGGACTGCTAGCAAGGGTTGCTCTTCGAAAGCATCGTGACCATCGTCATATATTCCGAAAGGTGTAAGAGAATCTTCCAACATGCCTTCTTGATCCGCATATAAATTTTGTCTCAAATCAGTACTTGTTAGTTCTTTTACATATGGCTGTTCCATTAACCATGAGAATAAAACACAACACATTACTAAGTCATCATGTCCTTCTTCTGCCTCATAGGAATCACCTTTAGCAGAAAAACGGAACAATTCGTTTATTAAATCTTGGTCCTCTAAGAATATCTTATCATTCTCTACCATTGATTTAAAGTTTGAACATCCAATCTTCTTAACTGTTCTTGATGTCTTCACACCAATATTAGAAGTACCACCGAACCCTCCAGTGATTCTTTGACCAGACTTTTGATCAGATGTTGTATAGAATACATGCTCGTATTCTAATTCGTAGTACAGGATATCAGCCACCTGCTTACCAATATCATTAGATTCTACTAAGCAATATGCATTATTGTAATGTTTAGCTAATTGATATACCATAGACGGGTATATTAAAGAAGATATTTGATTGTTTCTATAAACAGCAGCTACCTTATATGGTATCTCGGTTATATCAAAAATAACAAACGCTGAGTAGTCTGAACCTACGCCTCTTGACGTATCCACTACAGCTGTATATAATCGGCCTTGTGCCGGTTCAGAATATATCTTAAGATGTTCTGTATGTTTAAGAGGATTAGAATAAGTAAGCATTCTTAACTTACTTGGAGCAATTAGAGTATTAGATGATCCTAAGAACTCACAATCATATTCCTGTCTGAACTGTTCTTCTGAAGTATTTCGAACAATTTGCTCTTTCCAAGCTTCATCGCGGCCTGGCACTTGCGACCAATGGACGTCTACTCGCTTATAATCATTACGTCCTTCCTCACTATCCTTCCATAGCTTGTAAAACATATTCAAGCCATTAGGTGTAGATGTAATAATTACTTTGGAACTATTACCAGAAGAAATTGTAGGATACACAGACATGAAGAACTCTTCTTGCATGTTGTTTGGAACGAACGCAAACTCATCAAGATAGATTAGATTCTGAGACGTACCACGAATTGCTGAAGATGATGTAGCAGAAGCCAGAATCTTTGATCCATTAGCTAATTCAATAAACCCTTTGTTCCACTCAACAACACCTTGCTGTAACCATTTAGGTAAATGTTCAAAAGCCATTTGAATACGACCTAAAATTTCTCGAGCTTGGGATAACTTGTTAGCCAGAATAGCTATTGAGTAATTTTCATTGAACAAAACGTAGTGTAGAAGAATGGCTGCTACTGTTGTTGTTTTACCAACCTGACGAGGCATCTTACATATTACAAAGCGTTCTTCATCAGTCAACTCAACAATCTCTTCTTGGAACGGCCACATCTCAAATGGCACCAAACCTTTATCGACGTTTACAATCTGAACATAGTTTTTAATAAAGTATAGTTTGTCTTGGGCGCAGCGAGTGTACTCAATTAGTTGTTCTCTAGAGAACTCTATCTTGTCATGTATTGAGCTGAGGTTTTGATTGCCGTTATAGGACATTACTGTTCAATATCTTTGATATTGTTATTCTTTAGGGCTTTTAGTAATTCAGCAGTACTGCCAACAAAGAGATTATTATTAACAGTCTGAGCAGCACCTTTGCCATCAATCTTGTCTAGCTCTTTCTTTTGCTTAGCAAGATTCATTAAATCTTTATTAGCATCAACCATTGTTTTAACTAAATTGGCTGCAACTTCAAAAGCTCTTGGGTGTTGACCCATACCAGCCACATCAAGAATACCATCGAGGGCTTCTCTACCTTTTTCAATCGTTGCTATAATGTTGCCGCGAGCATACTCATAGTCATCTTCTATTTGACTAGGATCTGTCGTTTGGATTGGAGCTGGAGGGGGCATTGAAGTCATAGGAGTAAGACCTAAAGCCTCTCCTATGCTATCCGAGCTTGACGATGTATCCGTATTGGCTGTTTGCTGTGATTTCATTTCTATCTACA